GTTCTCAGGTAGATTATTCTACAGACTAAATTACCAACACAATAAAATTATAGATGATATCTCTGATAGATTTGATGGGGCAACAGATAAATTTGATTTAACTAGTAATAATGTAGAAGTAAGTGGTATTAATACAAGTTTTGGTGCTTTCCTTATTAACAACATTTTCCAAAGACCATTTTATGGATCACCTGGTAGTATTCTTGAGTCCGATTATCAAATAGTTGGAACAGGAAAAACAATTGACTTCACGGGAATAACTGCAAATAAAGATTTACCAAGAGGTGGTATTATCAATGAATTTGATGTCGGTATTGGTAGTGGTTATCAAATCCCAAGAAAAGCAATATTCAGTGCTGTTGTATCTGCTGCAGGAACAGTTCAATCAATTGGTATTGTTACTGGAGGTTCTGGTTATATAACTCCACCTCTAGTATCAATTGGATCTACAACAGGTTCTGGTGCAGCTGCAGTAGCGACTATCACTAATGGTTCTGTCAGTGCAGTCTCTGTAACTAATCCAGGTAGTGGTTATACGTCAACTGGTATATCAACAGGATTAAATTTTGCCACTGCATTACCACCTAGTCCATATAAAAACATACCATTAGTTGGTGGAAATGGAACAGGAGCATCTATGGATGTAGTTGTTGGAACAGGAGGTAGTGTTATATCGTTTGAAATTGCAAATCGTGGTCTAGGTTACGAAATTAATGATAGATTGGAAATAACAAGTCTACCTTTCCAAGTTGGTATAGGAACAACTAATTTTCATTTAACAGTTAAAAACAAGTATCAAGATAAATTTGCTGGATGGACTTTTGGTCAATTACTAGAATTAGATGATTTTAGTGCACAATTCAATGGAGTTAGAAAATCATTCCTAATGACTCGTACAATTGGAACTAGAGATTACTATAGTGTGGTTGCACAAGATGGATCAGGAATTGTTCTTGCCAATAATCTTTTAATTTTTATAAATGATGTCTTGCAGAAGCCAGACTTAGACTACAAATTCTCTGGTGGAACTAGAATTGTATTCACAGAGGCACCAAAAAGTGGTAGTAAGTTTAAATTATATCTTTATACTGGTTCTACTGATGACTTTACTGAAGTTGACGTTGATGAAACCGTGAAACCAGGCGACGAATTAAGATTACAATTTGGATATAATGATGTAACAAGTCAAACAGTATCTGCACAAGAAAATAGAGTAATATATGATTTGATATCATCTGATACTGTAGAGACTCAAACTTATTCTGGAGTTGGGATTGTAACTAATTCATTTGATTTCACTAGACCAATAATGTGGAGAAGACAAACAAAAGATTTAATAATTGATGGAGCACCTATTTCAAAAGAAAGAAATTACCTAGAACCAAAAATAGAACCAACATCTGGAATAATAAAATCTATAACTCCAAGTGATACCAAGATTTACATTAAGGATTCTTATTTATTTGATAAAGTAGACAATCTACCTCAAACTGAAAATAAAATACGTATTGTTGGTTTAGGAACAACAGCAGTTGTTGAAACGATTGAAGGGGTTACTTATAATGGTGATTATGGAATTGTAGTTGGTG